TGTGAATTTTTGAACAAGTGGGTCGCTATGCGAAGGGGTGGATATTTAATTAAATTATCTTTAAGAAAAAGGTGTCATAAATATAAAATTTTAATATTTATAAATATTACTAATATACATATACATATACATACATATACATACATATACATACATATACATATACATACATATACATATACATACATATACATACATATACATATACATACATATACATACATATACATATACATACATATACATATAAACTTACTTACTTAATACATATAAATTTATTTACTTATAAATATATTTACTAATACATATACATATAAACTTATTTACTAATAAATATACTTACTTACATATAAACTTATTTACTAATACATATACATATACTTACTTACATATAATACATATACATATACATATAAACTTACTTACTTAATACATATAAATTTATTTACTAATACATATATTTATTAGTAAATATATGTATATTTATTAGTAAATATATGTATATTTATTACTTATTTTACTTAAAAACATGTATATTTACTAAAAAACATTTATTATTTTATGTTAAACTATAGATATACCCCCTAAATCTATCATTATAGGTGAATAAATGGAAAACATACTTATTACAATAATAATTACATTACTTCTTAAAAAATTTTATGATCTTATTAAGTCTCAGTTAGAGTGTAAGAATAAGATCATAGAATTAAGAAGAGAGTTACAACAAGAAAGATTAAAGAATGAAGAATTAAGTGTTAAAAATAAACAATTAGAAATAGAACTAGAAAAACTTAAACATGATCTATCTATAATCAGAGAAAGATTAGTAAAAGTAGAAACTACACAAGAGTTTGTACTTACTAAAGAAAAAGCTGCCTTATTAGTAATGTCTAATAAACAGTTTGCTGATAATGATAGAAATGCTTTAAGAAGAGCAGGTATACTTTTTCATAGATTATCAAGTGGTCAGTTTTTAGAATTAAGAAATGAACTTCAACGTAAGCGAATAGAAAACAGACAATATAAAGTTGTTCACATATCTTCTCATGCTAGTAAAGATGGAATTGAATTTAGTGATGAAATAGTGAATGGTCAAATGTTATCAGAAATAATGAGTGGTATAGATTTATTGTTTTTAGCCTCATGTTCTAATGTAGATATTGCTGATAGTTTGATTGGTATTGTAAAAAACATAATTACAGTGTATGAAGAAATAGAAGATAAAGATATGCAGGAGTTTGTGTTTAATTTTTATAACGAACTAAAGAAAAGTTTTAATATTCTTGAAAGTTATAATAAAGCAATCACTCTTGTTCCTCATGTAAGTGAGTTTGTAGACTTAAGGACAAGCACATGACATTTAGAAAAGATTTAGATAAAATAGAAGAAGAAAGAAGAAGTCTTCTTCTTCTTACAAATGAAGAACGTAATGCTATAGTATGGGCTGGTAGATTACGTGGAAAGTCATTTGAAGAAATACACTATTTTTTAATAAGTAACTATTCTAGTCAACTACCAAAAGATTATTCTTTGAAAGATGTTCAAAAAGATTTAAGTTCTGCTCTTAATAAACTTCAACCTGCTTACTTAGAAACAGCTGCTGAATTAGTTCAAATAGAAGCTCATAGATTTGATGTAATGTTAAATTCTATTTGGGATAAAGTCACTAATGGTGATGTTAAGGCTGTAGATGCTGCTCTTTCTATAAGCAGAGAAAGAAGAAAAATGCTAGGCTTAGATGAACCAGATAAAATTCAAGTTGATTGGAAAGTAACTTTAGCTCAATTGATTCAGTCAGGTGATATTACTCCTGCTGATATTGTAAAAGATTTTGGAGAGGAAGTTCTTACTGAAGTCAACTATAAACTTTTGGAGTTAAATAAATGATTCCTGATTCTGTTTTTAAGCAGGCTAAGATTGCTAAGATTCAAAATGAATTATCTAAAAAGAGCGCTTTGAAAGCGCCTGATAAACCTCTATCATGGTTAGCTGCTATTTTTCCCGGTATTTTTTCTAAACCTTTTGCACGTTTTCATGAAGATATGTTTGAATGGGCATGGAACATAGAATTAGAAAAATCCTCTCCCCCTTTCGTATCTATTCTGTCAAGAGGATTTGGTAAGTCTACTTGCGCAGAGTCTGTCACTGTTATGCTAGGAGCTATGAAAAAACGCTCTTACTGTCTTTACGTTTCTGCTACACAAGATCTTGCTGACCAGCATGTTGCCTCTATTAAAGATATGGCAGAAACACCAATCATGTCTTCTTACTATCCCATTTTTGCTAAACCTAAATTAAGCAAAGAAGGACACTATCGCTCATGGCGTAGAAACAGACTTGCTTTTGGTAATGGATTTACTGTAGATAGCGTAGGTCTCGATAGTGCTAAACGTGGAAGTAAAATGATGGACAAACGTCCTGACTTGATTATTCTAGATGATATCGATGAAAAAGGCGACAGTCCTTCAATTACTCAAAAAAAGATAGATGCAATCTTTACTTCTCTTTTACCTGCTGGCTCTAAAGATTTAACTATTCTTGCTGTACAAAACATGATTATCGACACAGGAATCTTTTCACGCTTAAGTCAAGACGATCCCCCCTTTTTGAAAAATAGAATTCTTTCTGGACCCTATCCTGCTTTACAGAATTTTACTTGGAACTATAAAAAAGATTCTACAGGTAAAACATTGATCGAGGTAAGCGGAGAACCTACATGGCAAGGCTTTACATTAGATAATATTCAAGAAATTGTAAATAACATTGGAATCACTGCTTTTCAAAGTGAGTATCAACACTTAATTGTCGATGAATCTTCAATGTTTAATGGAATAAAGTTTCAAAGAGTTCCACAATCACAAGTTCCAGAACTTTTTTATAAAGTTGTTTCTCTAGATCCTGCTGTTACAAGTAGTGATGGTAGTGACAGTCATGGTATTTCTGTAATGGGAGTAAGTGACAAAGGAAACTACTACATTCTTGAAAGTTGGGAAAAAAGAGCTACACCAGAGTTAGCTTTAAGAAAAGCACTTTATTTTTGTATAAAATATAATGTTACACTCTTACAAGTAGAAAGTAATCAAGGTGGAGAATTGTGGTATAACCTGTGGGATAACATTGTAAGTGACACAGGCATGTCAAATGACGATAGAATGCCGGGAATAGAAATTGTTCGTGCTTCTGCTTCAACAGGCGGAAAAATGGAAAGGGCAAGTCAAATGTTAATAGATTACGAACTGAATAAAGTTTTTCACGTAGAAAATGATTCAACAGAAGATTTAGAGGTTGCTCTAATGAGATTTCCTACTCGTAAACCTTTTGATTTAGTAGATGCAACTTACTGGTCTTGGCAGGCCTGTAGTAATGCTTCTAGGTGGGTTTTATGATGATAGGGTATCTAGGTACCTTAAAGCACTTTTCGTTGAATCTAGGGCCCTCTACGGGCCGTAGAAGGGCATTGTAGAAAGCAGGCTAGAAATGTTGAAAACTTTTAGTTTTGGTGGTGGACGTCAATCTATGGCAGTGCTAATTCTTGCTTCGCAAGGCAAGTTAAGCTACGATGCTTTCCTTTTTTCAAACGTAGGTGATGATGCAGAGAATCCTGATACAATAAAATACTTCAATGAGTATGCTTTACCTTTTGCTGAAAAACATAACTTAAACTTAAAAGAAATACATCGTATTCCTAAAAAGGGTAGAAACAAAGGAAACAAGGAAAGTCTCTATCAAAACTTAATTCTTGAAAACAGAAGAACAATAGAAATTCCTATTTTAATGAAAAACGGAGCATTTGGAAGAAGAGGATGTACTCATGAGTTTAAGATAAAGGTTGTTGGAAAATGGCAAAAAAGAAATGGAGCAACTAAAGACAATCCAGCAATCACAGGAATAGGAATATCTTTGGATGAATACAAAAGAGCAAGAAATAAAGCTTATTACGAATGGCAAATATTAGAGTATCCTCTTTTAGACTTAAGACTGACAAGAGATGATTGTATAAAAATAATAAAAGAATCTGGATTACCTGTTCCACCAAAGTCTGCTTGCTGGTTTTGCCCGTTCCACTCTTTTCAAGAATGGATTGAGCTAAAAAAGAAAAAGCCAGAGCTTTTTCAAAAAGCAATAGACTTAGAAATATTATTAAACAAACGTAGACAAACTTTGAACAAAGATGAAATATTTTTAACAAAAAAGTTAGTTCCACTAGACAAAGCTTTTGACAATCAACTTGAATTATTTGAAGATGTAGAACTTACTTGTGATACTGGACATTGTTTTGTTTAGCAGAAAGGTTTTTGAATGAATAATTTAATTTTAGGTGACAACATTGAAGTAATGAAAAATATTCCAGATAATTCTTTTGACAGTGTTGTTACTGATCCTCCTTATGGAATAAATTTTATGAATAGAGGGTGGGACAATATAGATAATGATTTTCATTTTAATTGGGCAAAAGAAGTTTTAAGAATTGTTAAGCCGGGTGCTAATATGTTAGTTTTTGGTTCTACGAGAACTTTTCATAGATTAGCCGTTGCAATAGAGGATGCTGGATGGGAAATAAAGGATTGCTTAATGTGGTTGTATGGTGAAGGTTTTCCAAAATCTATGAATATGTCAAAAGCAATAGATTCTTTTTTTGGAAAGGAAGGTAGTTATGAAATCGAAACTCAAGGATTATTGGAAGAAGGTATTAGAAAGTATATTCCTGCAACAGAAGAAGCTAAAATGTGGCAAGGATGGGGAAGTGCGCTTAAACCAGCATGGGAACCTATTTTTCTGCTGAAAAAGCCAATCTCCGAAAAGAATAATGCTGCCAACACCTTAAAATACAATACTGGGCCACTAAATATTGAAGACTGTAGAATTCCAGTCAACAATGAAGTAAAAGGTGGAAGATGGCCCCCTAATTTAATTTTAGATGATGATCCAGAAATAATTGACAGACTTCCTGTCAATAAATCTAAATCTAGTTTAAGAAGAGGACAAATGTCTAAAAAGGAAAGAATAACTTTTCATTTTGGTCCAGTTAACTCAAAAGGCATTCAAGACGAAGGTTCTGTTGCAAGATTTTTCTATTGCTCAAAAGCTTATAAAAATGAAAGAGAATATGGATTAGATAATTTTGAATTGTCTATTGTTGATGATGGAAGAACTAAAAAGATTGATAATCCTTATTTAAGAGGAGATACTAAAAAGAAAAACATTCATCCTACTGTCAAGCCAGTAAAATTACTTCGCTATCTTGTAAGATTGATTACTCCTCCGAACGGAACTGTACTAGATCCTTTTATGGGAAGTGGAAGCACTGGAATTGCTTGCGTACTTGAAAATAAAAGTTTTTATGGAATAGAAATACAAGAAGATTATTTTCAAATTGCAAAAGCAAGGATTGAACATGTTTTATAACTTTTATGTTGGAGATAGTTTGGAAGTTCTAAAAACATTTGAATCTAACTCTATTCATTGTTGCGTAACATCTCCCCCTTACTGGGGAATTAGAGATTACGGCAACAACAAACAAATAGGATTAGAAGACTTGCCAATAGATTACATAAATTCTATTGTCAATATTTTTAGAGAATTAAAAAGAGTAATGAGAAATGATGGAACAGTGTGGTTAAATCTTGGAGATTGTTTTGCTACCAGTCAAAAAGGAGGAGGAGGAAAGACTTCAAGATTAAATACAAAGTGGACAGATGATAAATATAAAGATGTTAGTGCCAGAGGAAATTCTCGCATGAACATCAAAAAGTACGATTTGAAGCAAATAGGATTGCCAGAAAAAAGCATAATGGGCATTCCTTGGAGAGTTGCTTTTGCTTTACAAGAAGATGGATGGCTTTTAAGACAAGATATTGTTTGGAAGAAAACGTCAGTAACACCAGAGTCTGCTGAAGACCGTTTTACAAAAGAACATGAATATATTTTCTTATTGACAAAAAATAGTAAATACTTTTTTGATGGAGAAAGATTGAGAGAAAAAGATAAAGATGAATTAGGCACTAGAAACAAAAGAACAGTCTGGCATGTAAGTAATAATACAATCAGATTTAATCACACTGCTGTAATGCCTTTTTCAATTGCTGATATTTGTGTAAAAGCAGGTACGAGTGAAAAAGGTTGCTGTTCTGCATGTGGCACACCAATAAAAAGAATTGTAGATAAAAAACTTCCGCCTTTTGAAGTTTATAGAAATACATCCGCAAAGAAAGAATGGTTAAAAGAAAATCAAAGAGAGACAATCGGATGGAAGCAAACATGTGATTGTAAAAATATTGAATATGTTCCTTGTACAGTGATAGATCCTTTTTGTGGCTCAGGAACAACAATAGTTTCTGCATTAAAAAACAATTGTAATGGAATAGGAATTGACTTAAATTCAGAATACATTGCAATAGCAGAAGAAAGAGTGAAAAACTCAGGAGAAAATCAATAAATGTCATTTGAAACCAAGATTTATACGCCAACTGTTGGTAAAGCAATTACGCTAGAACAATTTAACAATGAAGCATTATGGAGAGATGCTTATACATCTGAATTTAGAGATAAACAAGGAGAAATACAAAAAGCAAAAAGATATAAATCTTCTATTGCTACATTGTATCGCTGTATTGACATTCGTGCTGGAACAGTCAGTCAAGTTCCATATTCTATTTATAAAATAACTAACAACAGAGAAGTTGCTACTAGCAATAATTTTTGGAATAACAGTAAGTTTCAATGGTTGTCTGATTTTTCTAGATTGATGTATTTGACAGAAGCTTCTATTCTTCTTACTTCAGAAGCTTTTTGGTTAAAACAAACTTCAGCAACAAATAAAAATTTAGGCTTTAGATGGCTTGCTGCTCCTTACATTTCTCCAGTATATGATACACAATATGGAATAACAGGCTTTAAGAGAGAACTTAACAACGGAGCAATGGAAGAGTTTGATAAACAAGATATTGTTTATTTTTATACTCAAAATCCTTTAGGAGAAATTATTCCAGATATGCCACAAGCATTAAGTGCTGCTATGAGCGCTAATGTTATTTTTAATTATGAAAAGTTTATTGAAGAATTTTATAAGCGTGGTGCCGTAAGAGCAACAATCTTAAAAGTAGACCGTTCTGTTGCACCAAAAGAAAGAGCTAGATTGAGAGAGTTCTGGCAGAACTTTTTATCTGGAACGACAAACGCTTATGCAACAGAAGTTATATCTGGAGATGTTTCTGCTGAAGTGATTGGAGAAGGTGCAGGAGATAGTGAAAAGACAGATGTACTGAGAGATAGAAGAAAAGATATTGCTACAGGAATGGGAGTTCCATTCTCTTTGTTATTTGGAGATTCTTCAGCCAGTTATACAGCAGGACCAACAGAAGAAATGAATTTTTTGAAGTATACAATCAGACAAAGAGTTGAATTGATTCAAAATCAATTGAATGAACAATTCTTTCTTGAAAATGGTTACAGAATAAGATTTTTTGTTGAACACATGCCTGCTTACAAAGATTTTATATCAAGTCAATTCGATATGTTCAAAAAATTGACAGATTCTTTGCTACCTGCCTCTTTTGCTGCAAAACTTGCAGGCATAGTTCTTCCAGATGATATTACTTACGAAGATATGGATAAGTTTGTTGCTGAAGAAAGAGAAAGACAGTTCAAGGAAAAAGAAAGGATTGTTACATTGAATTCTAAAATTCAAGAAGGAAATGGAAGTACGTCAGATCCAACAGAAGACAATAACATGAAAGACTTTCAAGAGGAAGTAAAAAGATTCAAAAAGTGGCTCAAAAACAACAAGGGAAAGAAAGATTTGTCTGAATTCAAATCGGACCTTTTGTCCGACAAACTCAAGGAAAATTTGAGCTAAAAGGGGGTAAAAATGTCATTAGGCTATCTAGGTACCTTAAGCGCTCTATCGTTGAATCTAGGGGCCTTCTTGCCCGATTACGGGGCATTGTAGAATCATGCCACCGTCATCAATTATCGTTCAAGTTATCGGTGCACCGAAGGTTGTTGCGAGACTGACTGTAGCACAAAGAAATTTGACTTATAACACTGTTACAGCAACTAGAGAAGCAGGACAAATGTATCTTGCTGCAATCAAAAGTTATCCTGCTTCTAGATATACAGATGATTGGAAAAACCGTGTTGCTACATTTTTTCCTTACAGACCACCACAAACAAAGAAATCCTATGAAAGAACAGGAGCTCTTCAAAAATCATGGAGAGGATCTATTAAAAGAGGACCCAAGGGAACAGGTGGTGCAAAAGGTGGTGGAACAGTAATGTATGTTATCAATCAAAGAAAAATTAAAAACAAAAAGTCGAAAACTTCTGTATTAGATTATTCTCATTATGTTGTTGGTGACAATCAGACTAAACAACACAAAGTTTATTGGAGAACGTATAAAGATTGGATAAAAATTACAACACCACACATTATGAAACTATATGGAAGATTTATTGATAGAATTTATAGTGTTTAGTTAAAAAATAATATTTCATCAAAAAACTCTAAGATAAATTTTTTACTATCATCATTAAATTCTATAAACACTCCAAAATTATTATATTGTAAAGATTTATTTCTAAAAGCTTTAGCTATCAATAAATTATCTATAGATTGTATACACTTATGTGCTCTGTAAGGAAATGTCTGCTCACTACCTTCTATGTTTAGAAACT